CCGCGAAGTGCCCTCCAAAGAACGACGCACGAAATTGGTTGCCGTCCTTATCATGAGACGCGATAGACACCACATCTGTATCGCGTATGTTTTCAACCACTTGGTCCTCGATGCGGTTACCTAGGTCAAACAGCCGCAGCATCCTGCCTTTGAATGTAGATGGCAGGCACCAGTGGAACCCCATCCACTGCTTGTACTCATCGTCATCACCTATCCCGCTGAAGCCAAGATGGCCACGGCTACGGCTTTCCTTCTCTGCTATCTGTTCATCGATCCGATCAAAAATGGACGCTAACGACATTCCAGTACCTTCCTTCTTTTCTTACAGTTATTTGTTGGATGTGGCTCATGGCCTGATGATCATTAACCAGATCAACAGCGTGATTAATGTTGGTTGGGCAAGGCCAGCCTTTGGTTAGTGCCTGCCATTTTCGCTCTGCCAGCGAGCCAGCCTTGCCTTTCATGCCGATCATGATTGGCATGTTTTGTGGCCAGTATTCGTTAGGGCTAGAGAACGCAATGTTTAAGTAGTCGTTCCCACTCTTCGATGTCTTCCTTTGTGCTGTGATGAAATCAATGTTCTTGATCTTCTCAAGCTTCTGCGCTGGTTCATCAAGTTCATCAGATAACACAGACCCTTGGGCCGCCTGCCTAGTGGCGGCAGCATCCTTCTCTTCTTCTTCAAACAGCTTGGGCTGCTGTACAGGCGCTGGTTTAGGTGCGCCACACTCAATACAAGTCTTATCGTCTATGTCGTTGACGGCGACACAAGAGTCACAAATCCAGATCTTTGTCTCTTTTTCTTTGTCTTCATCCTTAGGCGTGACAGGTCTGGCGGTATCAATGCAGCCATGGCGGTTCATGTTTTCGCCGTAGTCCAACAGCAAGCAGTCTTTCTTGTCGCCCCAGGTCCGCATGCCACGGCCACAGATCTGCATGTACAAGCCCAATGATTTGGTGGGGCGCAGCAATGCGATGCAGTCGGTACGAGGCGCGTCCCAACCCTCAGTGAGCACAGCTACGTTACACAGCGCGTGTATCTTGCCGTCCTCAAAGCGTTCCAATATATCTTCACGCTGAGCCTGGGGCGTTTCACCCGTCACAACTGCAGCCTCGATGCCCGCCTGACGTAGGTACATGCACATCTTTTCAGCATGAGCCACGGTGATACAGAAGAACACGCTGCTCATCCTGCCCTTGCTGTACGCCTTGTCGATCCAATCGGCAACGATGGCCAGCATGGTTTGATCTTCCATGGCCAGCTTCTCAATGTCTGACTCACGATAGTCACCGCCTTTGAACTTCACTCGTGCAGTAGAAGCATCGATCACAGCGTCATCGCTGACCTTGTATGCCGACAGACGGCACAGATAGCCGTTCTTGATCATTTCGGGTATGCCTACTCGGTAGGCTACGCCTGAGAAGAACTGCCCGTCTAGGCCGTATATGAAGCCCTGACCCATACGGAAGGGGGTGGCGGTCACACCAAGGATCTTGGGCGGTGTCCACTGCTCTTCATCAAAGTAATCAAAGATCTTGCGGTATCGCGTCTTTGGGTCCGGCGCCACATGGTGGGCCTCGTCCACGATGATGTAATCGAAATGGCCAGAAGAAGCCAGCCGCTTGGGTGTAGCCAGCGTGTCTCTGCTGGCAATCACGATACGACCATCGACTTCGTACTGGCGAAGACCGGCTGCAAGAATCCCAGATGGCGCACATGGCCATACCTTCTTGAGTTTGTCCTCAGCCTGGGTGACAAGCTCCTGTCGATGCGCGAGGATCAAGACTCTGCAGTCTGGCTCTGCATCGAACAGTTGCTTGATGAGGTTGGCAAAGACAACCGTCTTGCCAGCCCCAGTAGGCAGAACGATTAACGGATGTGTTGCTTGGGTATCAAACCAGTGCAGTGCTGCTTCAATTGCTTCTTCTTGGTAATACCTTAGCTTCATTCCTTCGCTCTTCCATCAGTCTTCTGTAGGTGTTGCGCCAGTAATTCTTAGCCCAACTATCCTCTGGTGATTTGTAAATGCACCGCAGAACGGCGCGTTTACGAATTTTGAATCGGGATTCGGTAGCTAATGACATATCCTTTCCTCCTCATCCAAAAGCTCGGCTATTCGAGTATGAGAACCATCTTCAATGCTTTCCAAAACCTGAGGCAGCAGTTGGGACATTAGCTCTATGTCGCCATGAGCCATGTTCCAACCAAGCGAATACACCATCATGACCTCGACCAGGATGCGAGGGTCTAGATCTTTCGCGCTGACTTCCATCAAGTTCCTGACCAAGTCCATGGCGTACTCGTGATCTTCACTGCCGCCCTCCATCTCAATATCAAACTCATCGAAATCATCATCACTCATGATTTTGGAACCACACATTGCAATTGAACATCAAAATCAAACTCGCACGAAGCCAATGATTCAAGCTTCTTGCACACTTGATTAACTCGTTCTTCTCGATAATGCACAGCCCGAATAGAAGCAAGACTGTATTCAATCCCGTCTGCCGGATACTCCATTGCGCTACGATCAGTTTCGAGGTCCAACTGTGTGTTGTGCAACACATCTAGAATTAAAGCGATATCCTCGTCGCTTAAAGATCTGACCTTTTTGACAGCGGGATTAGAGGTAAGAAGTTCTAGTTGAGGTTTTTTATCACGAGGATCAGGGGTTTTTTCAGGGTTTTTACCTAGCCAATCGACATACTTCTGCATGACCCTCTTGGATGGTTTGGCAACATCGCCTTCAACAAAATCCTTCAAGCTCTTGCGATCAACACTAACGCTCTTGGCAATGACCGCAGTCGCTGCCGTTTTCTTCGTTCCGCTTTTGACGGCTTCAGCCATGATGTGGCTGTTCAGTGCGTTACGAGTGAAGCGTAATGTTTTTTCAGAGTGTAAGTTCATATCAGTTCCTTTTCTTTTAAGTTAAGCCCGCCTTCGGTCACACGGACGGGAACGTGGGTATCAAGCCTCTACCGCACCAATTGCAACAACGGACAATGCGGTATCGGCCCCGACCAATTTCACATCAAGACCAGCTTGCGGTGTTCAACCCAGGGGCTGGCGTGGCTTGTGCCTGTTGTGGCTGCTCGGTTTGAGCGTGGGCCTGGGGCGCACCGGCACCAGACTTGTACCCACCAATCTTGTTGCTGGGCCCGTACTGGCCTGAAGCAGGCTCAACCTTGATGGCTGCAGTAAACTGCTTGCCCATCGCGGCACGAAGCATGTCGGTGTTCAACGACTGAGATGCATCCTGTCCTGTTGATCCGATGAAAGCCTTCAGTCGAGACAGGCCAACCTGATTGTTAAGAACAAAATAATCCCAGATCTTACGGCCTGCGTGAGTTGGTCCAACTACGTTGAACTCAATCTTGATCATCTCGTTGCCAGCCTTCGACATCGTCTCTTCGTACATCGCCGCAGCCAGTGTGTAGTCCCCCTCAGGAAACGGTGTGTTGTCGTTGCCACCAACTTCAATGTTGCTGACATCGATACCTTGATCTAATAGACCCATAGTGCTGCTCCTTTAAGCTGCTTCAGTGTTTGTGTTTGCAGCGAGTGCTGCGTTGTAAGCTTCCATGAACTTGTCCCATGAAAACTCAAGCTTGGAGGGCAGTTCGATACGAGACTTCGCATCGTATGCCGCAGCAAACTTTGTATACAACCCACGGTTGCCGTAGCTGACACCTCTGGCCTTCTGGCCGTCCTTGATCAACTGGGTTTCGTAGTTTGCGAACAGGTTGAAATCAACCCAATCTTTGATGAGCGCGTTTACCTTTTTGTTGCAGCGCATCTCCCATCGGTCATACGGCTCCAGTTCAGGATCTTTGTATGCCTTGGAAGCAACGTGGCTTAACAAGATAATGTTCATACCTTTCTGGGTATGCAGCGCATTGAGGCCTGACAGCAGGTGTACCCAAGAGTTTTCTTCGGCAACGTAGAACGCACCGTATCCTGCCTTGGGATCTGCCGCCGATGACCAACCGTTCTGCTCACAGACTTGGGCTTCGCCCAGCTTTGCAGCAGCATCAGTGGTATCAAGCACCAACGTTTTGTACCCATGCTCTTCCATGACAAGCGTCTTAACCTGGTCAAGAAGTTCCTGCCAAGTGTTCGCTTGCGGAAAGCGCGGGGCGCTGATGAATGACAGGCCATCCTCTGCCTGTATGAAGATAGGGCTGTCAGCCCCTGCACCAAAGGTGCTTTTACCGATACCGTCTGTGCCCTGGATATTCATCCTGACAGGCGGTATTGAGCCACCGCTTTCGCGGGTGCTCGTCACTTGCTGAAGTAACGACATGCTATGCCTCCTTTATGTTTTCAGCCTTGATGGTTTTGACCTTAGGGTCACCGAGTTTGATCGAATGTGCATCGTGCCACTTGCCTGAATCCTTTGGATGGTTCATGGCATACGTCTGAAACGAGCGCATATCGACCTTGTAGGAAGTGTGCTGGGAAACAAAGGAGGGCCACTCGCTTTGAGGCGTGGCCTCTAGGAGTTCATCGATCTGGGCTTGATCCCAGACATGGGTGCGACTAATAGCGACGGTGATACCGTCTTTAGTCTTCTCGCCGCCTTCATTGTGGATGGGTCTTAGAAGCTCAGCCGCTTCTTTTGAATCAAGAATCTCACGTTCAATCCGTTGGATGTGCCGCTCAATCTCTGCTTTCTTTTCTTTCGCTCCAAGCCACTGCTTAGCCAAACATTCAATGCTTGCCATATCCTTTTCCTTTTTCTATCTATCAACTCAACTCTCTACGCAACCGAGAATGACGCATGGAAAAAGAAAGTGCAACACTTTTAACAAAAAAAATTGTATTAAATAATTTGGCGAGATAGTATCGGCACCTGGTATAAGGAGCCAGCAATGAGCTATGTGATTGAAAAAAACTCCCCCGTGCCGCCACACGGTACAAAAGGGTCTGGCAAATGGCAAAAGCTTTTGTCAAAAATGGAAGTCAATGACGCGATATTTTTGAGCAGCGAAGAAGAGGTCAGATCTATCAGGACTTCTGCGTACAAACTGGGAATGAAGGTTAGGTCAAGAAGGATCAAAGAAGATTCTTACTGGGTTCAAAGGGTGAAATGATGATGCCTTTTTTATCCTCTGACTCAGACGGGCCCATGTCGCCGGAAGCAAAAGAAGAACTTCTACACACGATGTGGGAACACGGGATGCACATCATCCCATGCGGGTCGCCAAGCGAGGTTGTGCCGCAGTACTTCAGACAAAGACACCCCTTCGATACCGAAGAAGATCTCAAAGCCAAGTGGGCAAAGACCCCACGGGTAAAGTGGCAGCATTACCAAAAGATTCAGCCGTCCCAGGATGAAATCGTTCAGTGGCATGCTCAGTACCCAACGGCAAACTGGGCAGCGATTACCGGCATATCATTCGCCGTGGTCGATGCAGACTCGGACGATGCGGTCAGATGGATAGACGCGGGTGGCATCACGCGAACACCACTAACACAAACTTCGCCTCGAGGTGGGAAGCACTACTTCTATTCTCTGGGCAGTGGTCCGATGATCCGCAACAGCGTGGGTCAGAATAAACTAGATGTGCGAGGCGATGGCGGCTACGTCATGGTCGCTCCATCTTACGGTTACACCATGACCTGCGACAAAGCATACGGCGTGACCAGCATGGATGACCTGCCGATGTTGGGTGAGGCTGACATACAACAGGTCCATGTTTTCAACACCGGCAACAAGGTCGAAAGCATACGAGACAAGCTTACGGAAGACCCAAAGGAGCAAGGCAGTCGTAACGACACCTTGGCCAGACTGGCAGGTAAGTGGGTCAAAGAAGGCTGGGGTATGCGCGAGGTTCTGATCAAGGCCCAAGACTGGAACCAAACCTGTGTGCCACCCATGGACCTGATTGAGGTCACCCGTACCACAATCAGTATCGTCAACGGCCACATCAAGCGGCACCCAGAAGATGTTAATGCAGGCATCATGGGGTGGCAGACATCCACTTGGCAGACAGAGATCAACGAAGATCTCAAAGAACTGCAGTCACAAGAAGACCCAATTGAAAAGCTCAAGCGTGATGGTGAAGAAGAGCCAGAGCAGGGCCCACTAGGACTTCAGGCGTTCAACGCAGATGAATGGTCTACCATGACCGACGATGGCATCGAGCAGTACTGGGGTGATGCCTTCATCTTTCAGAAGAGTCGGGTGCTTCTACTGGGTAAACCAAAGATTGGTAAGTCGAACTGGCTTGGCGCCTTTGCAGCAGGGGCAACCACTGGCACAGACTTCATGGATGTCGAGTTCAGCCGCCCGCTCAAGGTGATGTGGTTCCAGGCTGAGATCATCGCAGAGTTCTTGAAGCGACGTATCGACACATACTATCGGCGCTTTGAGTTCGACCAAGAGTTACTGTCCATGGGGCACAGCAACCTGATCATCAGCGGCAGGCTACGCAAGAACCTGATGCGCGACCAAGACATTGAACAGTTCAGCCAAGAGATCGCGTTCCACAAACCAGATCTTGTCATGATCGACCCGATCATCAACTTCTTCGATGGCGAAGAGAACTCCAATACAGAGATACGCAAACTCTTGGATCGTGTTGATATGCTGATCGACATGCACGGTATCAGCGTGGTGATCGCTCACCATACTGGTAAAGAGCGGGCAGATGATAAGTCATTCATGTCAGCACGAGGCGGCAGCGTGTTCGCAGGGTGGTTTGATAGCGGTATCAAACTCAGCGGTGAGAAGCCCGATGTATCTGTCTTCTACGAAGCGCGCAACGCGATGGAACCAAAAGAACATCTGGCCAGTTTCGACTTTGATGATGGCATGTGGAAGGTCAATGAGTTCACGCCGCGCAACACCAAACCTGCACTGACAGAGGATGATGAGGTCAAGATCGCTGGGGTTGTGGTTGATGCGATGAGCAGCACCAAATTCTATCTGCGTAAAGAGCTTGAGCTTCTAGCGAAGGAAGCTTTGAGCAAAGCAGGCATGAACAGTGGCAACAAGGCTTCTCAAAAAGCAGTGTCGTATGTACAGAAATACAAAGGCAGCATCGTCAAGACGCATGCACAGCCTGGGATGGCGGTGTGGCACTATCTGGAATCGAATGAAATGACAAAGCCTTGGGAGTGATATGAGTAAGCTAACCGTAATCAGCCTGGGCGCAGGTGTACAGTCGAGCGTGATGGCGTTGATGGCAGCAAAGGGTGAGATCACACCCATGCCTGACTACGCGATCTTCGCAGACACACAAGCAGAACCCGATCACATATACGAATGGCTCGACTGGCTGGAAACACAGCTACCGTTTCCCGTTCTGCGTGTGACACGGGGCAACCTGTTTGAAGATGTCATGAACCCAGACAACAGGAGCGCATCACCGCCTTTCTTCACCGCATCGCCAAGCGGGGTGGGCGAGGGCATCCTGATGCGTCAGTGTACCCGTGACTACAAGGTCACGCCGATACAGCGCAAGCTGCGTGAACTGGCAGGCTACAAGCCGCGCCAACGTATCCCAGCGGACACAGTCGAGCAGTGGATAGGTATCAGCACCGACGAGATACAGCGGATGAAGGATGCGCCAGAGAAATGGTGCAACAACCGATGGCCGTTGATCGAAACGCGCATGTCACGATGGCACTGCCTGCGCTGGATGCGCGACAACGGGTACAATGAGCTTCCCCAGAAGAGTGCATGTACCTTCTGCCCCTATCATGACAACGCCTTCTGGCGTGAGATGAAAGCAACAGATCAGAAGTCTTGGGCCCAAGCCGTCCAGGTGGATGAGCACATACGAGATAACTTCAGAGGCACAACGAGCAAGATCTACATACACCGATCACTCGTGCCGCTGAAGGACGCAGATCTTTCCGATCCCGCAGAAGATCAGATCACTATGGATTTTGGTGACGAGTGTGACGGGATGTGCGGGGTGTAGCGAGCGGGCATAAAAAAGCCCCGCGAGACGTACAAAAGGATAAAGACGCCAAGCGGGGCAAACACTCAGTTAAGGAGACTTCGTGTACGGCGGAAGATACGGCAGCAACAAAGGAATGTAAAGAGCGACGGATGGGAAATGCGATAAGGATTCGGATGCGAATGAAAGAAAAAAGCGAACAGATGGACCTGGTGGAACAAGAAAGAAAGATCGTCAGCCTCATGCAGCAGGGTTTGAAGAGGGCAGAGATAGCCAAGCGGCTAGATCTGACAGCGGAAGAGGTTTACCAGGTGGCAAGAATGTACCGCCTCGAGGTGGGCAAAGGGTCGGGAGGCACGGGCAAAGCGGTGCGAATCAAGGGGCTGATGTGAGCGGTTCTTGGCGGATCAAATGCGTATCATGCGGCAGTGATTACAAAACCGACGATCTGCCCAAGTCCTGTAAGGTGTGCGGCAAAAAAGTCTTGATAGTTGAAGACGTGAGAAAGAAACATGATTGAATTTGCAGACCTGATTGCGCCCATGACAATCGTTGAGTTTGAAGAGAGGCACCGCAGCAAAAGCTTTGTCGTGTTCCCACGGAATGATGCGCGGACAGAACTGTTCGACAACATAATCGATTGGCAGCAGTTCAGCAGCTACATAAACAACGACAGGGCGGTTGCCGGTATGCAGGCGATAACTCTGGATGGGCAAAAGCTCTGCATGGAAAAGGGGAATCTTGAGCGAGAGAGCAGGCCCAACTGGGGTCGCAAGGATTATTACGAGAAGAAGTATCTGCATGACATCTGGAAGCAGGGCGGCTCCCTGATCCTGACAAAAGCGTCACTGCTCACCTCAAGGATAAGCGCGATTGCCGGTGCGGTAGAGCGGTATTACATGGGCGCAGCGGACGCGCACTTCTACTGCAGTGGTATGCCTAACGCCTCGACGTTTAGTGCTCACATAGATCAGGACGATAACTTCTTGGTGCATGCCCAGGGGGACGTTGGCTGGGAAGTTTACAACAGCTTTGAGAACGACGATGGCGACTTCACATCGCTCGATCTCACCGTGGGCGACCTGCTGTACATACCCAAGGGACTCATGCATAGGGCAATACCCAAGACAAAACGCATCTCAATATCGGTGCCGGTGGCAGAGCGAAAGCCTAACGAGGGGGCCCTCAAAACACAGGACAGAAAACAGTACGACTTCACATAGGATGACGGCAAGAAGGATGATCATGCATAACTTACGAGTGAAACTTAAAGTAGTTTCGAGGTCGGCGGAACAGCCGTTTTACCCAAATGAGGTAGGTGCAAGGGGGTGTTTTCATTTTGCACCTACCCCTGTGGATAAGTGGGTTAAGTCATTGATTTATAAAGAAACTGAGGTAGG